GGGGAGAAACGACCGTTCCCTCACGTACAGAAAAAATTCCCTCCTAGTAACAATCAAATGGAACCCCAAAGGGGCAAAAGGTTAATCAAATGGCGGGCGTAAAAGGGCGAAGCGGTGGCAAGCGGGAAGGGGCAGGGCGCAAAGCCGTAATAGTGCCCCTCGAAGACGTGCCCGCACGACCTGAACGCGTGACAAGCCCGAACGATGCGCAAGTCGCAAAGGTCGCGGCACGGGTGGCGAAAAGCATTGTGAAAGCCGAAGCGGTGAAGGTCGAAGCGCCAAGCGCACCAGACACGCAGCACCCCGCTTTCGACTCGCAGCAATTCGCCGACCCGAAAGATTTTCTCGCCTGGGTGATGAACAACCCCACCGCCGACGGCAAGGTGCGAGTGTCCGCGGCGGTCGCTTTGATGCCTTACACACACAAGAAAGTCGGCGAGCAAGGCAAGAAAGAACAAAAGCAAGAAGCGGCGGGCAAGGTGGCGAGCAAATTTGCGGCATCCGCGCCGCCTAAATTAGTAGTAAGCAATAAATAGCAATGCTCACTGAATATAGTACGGCGTGCATTGATTGGGCGGACAGGATTCGGAACGGGCAAAGCATAATCCCCCCGCCGATATTCCCCGACGAAGCGGAAGCCGCTATTTCTGTAATGCGGGAACTCCGAATAGTTGACGCCCCAGGAAGCCCGACAATGGGCGAAGCATGTGCCCCTTGGGTCTTCGACCTAGCCGCGGCGATATTCGGGTCTTACGACTCGCAAAGCGGTCGGCGGTTAATAAAAGAGGTCTTCGTACTTGTAAGCAAGAAAAACTCGAAGAGTACGGTCGCGGGGGCAATTATGCTTACGGCGCTAGTTAGAAACTGGCGGCAATCGGCACAATTTGCGATATTGAGCCCGACGGTAGAAGTCGCGACGAACTCGTTCACGCCCGCGAGAGACATGGTGTCTAAGGATGAAGACCTAGACACCCTTATGTTAGTTCAAGGGCATATCAAGACGATAACGCACCGTGAAAGCAACGCCACATTAAAAGTTTTAGCGGCGGATAGCAACACCGTCGGCGGGTTGAAAGCGGTCGGGGTGTTAGTGGACGAGTTGCATTTATTCGGCAAAGTTGCATCCGCCGAAAATATGTTCCGTGAAGCGTTTGGGGGGCTTGCATCGCGCCCCGAGGGTTTTATCATCTATCTGACGACGCAAAGCGACGAACCGCCCGAGGGTGTTTTTAAGCAGAAATTGCAGTACGCGAGAGACGTGCGCGACGGAAAAATACACGATCCTGGGTTTCTTCCTGTGATATTTGAGCACCCCGACGATATGGTCGCATCGGGCGAATGTTTAAAGCTCGAAAATATGTGGATGACAAATCCGAACATAGGTTATTCGGTAGACCAGGCGTTTCTAGAACGCGAGTATAGGAAAGCAGAGCAAGCGGGCGCCGAATCCTTGCGGGGGTTCATGGCGAAGCATGGCAACGTCGAAATCGGCATGAACTTACGGTCGAACCGTTGGGCGGGTGCCGATTTTTGGGAAGCGCAAGCGATTCCCGCGTTTAGCTTCGAAGATTTAATCGAGCGTTCCGAAATCGTTTCGCTTGGCGTCGACGGCGGCGGGCTCGATGACTTATTGGGCTTTGCGGCGGTCGGGCGGGAAAAGGCGACGGGCAAGTGGTTGCTTTGGGTGCGGGCTTGGGCTCACCCTTCAGTTTTAGAGCGTAGGAAATCCGAAGTCGCCAAGTTAAGCGACTTCGAAAAATTGGGCGAAGTGGTCTTCGTCGAGAACGTCGGCGACGACGTGGCAGAACTCGCAGCGCTCGCCGCCCAGGTGAAGAAAGCGGGCAAACTCGACAAAGTGGGCGTCGATCCGCACGGGCTCGGCGGCATTATCGACGCGCTCGAAAAAGAAGACATCACCCAGGAAAACGACGAAATAATCGGGGTTTCCCAGGGTTGGAAATTGACGGGCGCAATCAAGACGACCGAACGAAAACTCGCCGAGGGTGTTTTGCAGCACGGCGGCACGGGGCTTATGTCTTGGTGCGTAGGCAATGCGAAGACAACACCGCAAGGCAACGCAATCACGATCACAAAACAGGTTTCGGGCTCGGCAAAAATCGACCCACTAATGGCGACTTTTAACGCGGTGACTTTGATGTCGCTAAACCCGCACGCAAAAGCGCACACACAAACTTTCGTTACATTGGACTAAATGGAATATTTCGACGTAATTAACGCGACTAAGCACTGGCGCGGGGACGAAACACGCCCGAACGCCGCGAACGTCCGAAATTTGTCCTATAACGACGCCCAAGCGATGCTTGAAACGTTCGGTATTTCGCCAAGCGGCACAACCGTTACAGCGACGACCGCGATGCGGGTGTCGACGGTCGCCGCTTGCGTGGCTAAAATCTCGGGCGCGATTGTCTCAATGCGTCTTAACACGTTCCGCCATAACGGGGGCGACGTTCCCGAAATCGCCCCGCGCGATGATCTTTGGTACAAACTAAACGAACAACCGTCGGGCAATTACACCGCCGCCGCGTTTTGGGAAAGCACCCTAATTTCGATGTTATTGCGCGGCGACGCGTTCGCGTTAATCCGTCGCACCGCGAGCGGGCAAATACGCGAATTGTTGTTTTTACCCTGGGGCAGCGTTTCACCAGTTCGAACGAACGGCGAGGTTCGCTATTACGTGAACATGCCGACGCATAACATCAAATCGTGGTTCTCACCGTCCGAAATTTTACATTTTACGGGCTTGGGCTTCGACGATACGACCTTGCGCTCGATGTCGGTGATCCAATACGGCGCGCGCAATTCAATCGGCAACGCGCTTGCGATGTCCGAATACTCGGGCAAGTTCTTCGAAAACGGCGCGCATCCGTCGATTATTCTCGAAGCACCCGAGAAAATGGACGCCGACCAAATCAAATTATTGCAACAAGCGTTCGCGAATAAATACGCGGGGCTTTCAAATGCGCATCGCTTGCCCCTGGTACTGACCGAGGGATTAAAGGCAAATCAAATCAGCATTGACGCGAACGACGCGCAATTGATCGAAGGGCAGAAATTTACCGTTTTGGATATTTGCCGCGCGTTCGGCGTTCCTCCTCACCTTATCGGCGAGACAAGCGGGTCGACTTCCTGGGGCTCCGGTCTCGAAGCGCTCGGTCGCGGCTTTGTGCAATACACCTTGCAACCGTGGCTTATCAAGATCGAGCAAGAAATTAACCGCAAGTTATACCCGCGCGATACGGGCAAGTTTATCGAGTTCGACCGCGACGCTTTGATCGAGGGCGACTTGCAAGCCCAGGGTGAATATTTCCGCAAAGCGGTCGGCGGTAACGGCGCGGGCGACGGGTGGATGACGGTAAACGAAATACGCCGCCGCAAACGCCTAGCCCCGAAAGACGGCGGCGACACCCTTTTTAAATCGGTCGCGGCAGCGAAACCAGACAACGGGAACCCGACAAAATGAAACAAATGCACAAGCTATATGCGAGCAATAAAGCCCTAATCGGCAAGCCGCTTAATTTCACAAAGACGGCAACGAACGAAAAATCGTTCGACGCGTCGCTCTACATTTACGACGTGATCGATTCCTATTGGGGCGTCAATGCGCAAACGGTCGCCGAAGCGATCACCAGCGCCCAGGGTGCCGACACCTTGCACGTCTACATTAACACCCCAGGCGGTGACGTATTCGAAGCCCGCGCGATTATGGCGGCTTTGCGACGCTTTGACGGCAAGACCGCCGCACATATCGACTCGCTTTGCGCGAGTGCGGGAACGAGCATTGCGCTCGCTTGCGACACGGTGGAAATGTCCGAAGGCGCTATGTTTATGATCCACAACGCAAGCGGGGTCGCTTGGGGTGATAAGACAGAATTGCGCGAAACCGCCGACCTGTTGGAAAAAATTGAACTCGCAATCGTGAACGATTACACGACCAAGACAGGCAAACCCGCCGAGGAAATCGTCGCAATGATGGACGCCGAAACCTGGATGACAGCACAAGAAGCCCTCGACGGCGGTTTCGTCGATTCGATTGCGACAGGCAAGCAAGGCACCGCGAACGCGTGGAACTTGGCGGCGTACAAGAACGCACCGAAAGCGCCCGAGGTATCCCCCGAGAACAAAGCAACACCGCCCGAGGTGCCGACACCCGAGCAAGTAAGCGCGACTCAACACAATCAAAATCGATTACATCTAGCCCTAATTTAGAAGCGCTCTCGCGCAACGAATCCGCCGAAAGTCGGACACTTTCAAAACGAACCGCCGCAAGGCGGTTTTTTCATTTAATAGGAACCTGAAAAATGGATAATCTCCAAGCACTGCGCGAGAAAGTGGCAAATTTAGCGCGCCAAGCAAAAAATATTTTAGCCGACAAGGGCGATCAAATTTGGACGAAAGAAGACCAAGCCAATTACGACGGCTTACTCGACCAAATTAGCAACGCTAATTCTCAAATGAAAGCTATCGAGCAGCAACGCCATATCGAAGCCGACAATTTCTTCAAGGACGCAACAAACCAAGCGTCGAAGAAATCCGAAGGCTTGATCGACGTTAAAGACGCGATTGCCCTTTACATTCGCAACGGTTTCAACTTGGAAGGCGACAAGCTCCAAGCGGTGCGCAATGCGATGTCGACGACGACCACGACCGAGGGCGGCTTTACCGTTCCAAGTTTAATCGCGTCAATGGTGATCGACCGTTTGAAGGCATACGGCGCGATGCGTGACGTGGCGACGTTAATGCCGACTGACGGCGGCAACCCGTTAACGTTCCCGACCTCCGACGGCACCGCCGACGTAGGCGCGATTGTTGCACAGAACGCAGCAGCTAACGCCGCCGACATCGTGTTCGGCAATGTGTCTTTGAACCCGTTTTTCTACACGTCGAACAAAATCGCTTTGCCTTTGGAATTGATCCAAGACAGCGGCATCGACATCGTCGCTTATGTGATAGACCGTTTGGCGACACGTATCGCGCGTATTCAAAATACGCACTTTACAGTCGGCACAGGCACGACACAACCCGACGGCGTAATACCTCGCGCAACCCTAGGCAAAACAGGCACGACAGGGCAAACGGCGACGGTGATTTATGACGACTTGGTCGACTTGAAACACTCCGTCAATCGTGCATATCGCGGCAATGCTCGCTTTATGCTGAACGATTTGTCAATTGCGGTCGTTTCTAAGTTGAAAGACACGACAGGGCGCCCGATTTGGGAAACTAGCTTGGTGCAAGGTACTCCCGACACGTTGCTCGGCTTTGGCGTGGTGGTTAATGATGACATGGCGACAATGGCAGCAAACGCGAAATCTATTGCGTTTGGTGACTTCTCGAAATACTTCATTCGCGACGTGAACAACACAACGCAGATTCGCCGCTTCGACGACTCCGCGTTCGCGTTGAATAATCAAGTCGGTTTCTGCGGTTGGCAACGTTCGGGCGGTAATTTGCTCGACGTGCATGCCGTGAAATACTACGCAAACAGCGCGACGTAATTGTCGAGCTAAAAAGGAAAAGCGGGGCGCTTCGGTGTTCCGCTTTTTGTTTTTCTATCCCGCGAAATAAGGATAAAAAAGACCATGGCAACAACAGCACAAAAAGCCGCGGCGAAGCTCGCGCAAGAACAAGCAGCAGCAGAGAAAGCCGCCGCCGCCCAAGTGGCGAGCGCGGAACTAACCGCCGCCGCAACTAAAGCCGACGCAGAAAACGCACTAGGCGAAGGCGCCGAAGACACGGGCGAAACAGTCGACGCGGTTTGCTTGCGCGATTGCGATTTCGGTTCGGCGGGTGAATTGGTGGCATTGACCGCCCGCGAAATCCAAGTCGGCAAAGCGCAAGGCGCAATCGACGACCACGACGACGCGGTCGCTTACGCTCGCAAAGCTATCGAAGCAAAAGGCGAATAATGTTAACGAAACGAATCACAGCACCGACCGCGCTCGCGGTGTCTCTCGCCGACGCGAAAGTCGCTTTGCGCGTCAACGGCTCGGCGCTTGATTCGATAGTCGACGCCTGGGTGCGCGCAATCACCGAACATGCCGAACATTTGACGGGGCGTTCGGTGATGCAGCAAACCTGGCAAGCGCTTTGCGAGTCGTTCGACGACCTCGGTCGGCTCCCGCGTTTGCCGATTGTCTCGGTGTCGTCCGTGCGCTATTACGACACGACGAACACTTTGCAAACCCTCGACCCGTCTAATTATTCGCTTTATACGACCGAGTATTTCGCGACGATCCGCACTTTCGGCGAGTTTCCCGAGACCTTTGAGCGTGACGACGCGGTGATCGTTGAATACGTTGCGGGCTATGGCACCAGCGACACAGCGACACCCTCGGCGATGAAGGCTTACATTTTAGCGAAGTTGGTCGAGGTATTCGACTCGAGCAACCCGCCCGCAGTAAAAAACAGTTTTGTCGACGGCATTTTGGCGCGTTTAAAGGTTTCCGAATTATGACCTTTGCGCAAACCCTAAACGACCTGGTAACGATCCAGCAACCAGGCACGACGCGCGACGCGCTCGGGCAAGAAGTTGTCGGCGATTGGGTGCCGCTCGATGCGGACGTTTGGGCGAATGTTAAGTATTTAAACGGCTTGCAAACGATCAAAGCAGACGCGCAAACGTCGGTCGTGAAGGTGTCGATTCGCTTGCGCTATCGCACCGACATCGAAGCGGGTATGCGCGCGGTCTTCGGGTCGACGGTGTTCGAAATCGATGCGGTATTGCCCGACAGTCGAAAAGTTTATGTCGATCTAGTTTGCAAGGTGGTCGCGTGATTACGATCAAATTTGACACCGCGGCTTTGCAAGCGAACCTCGAAAAGTTCGCCGACGAGGTGGTCGACAAAGCGTTGCGCCCCGCGGCGTTCGCAGCGTCAAAAGTGATTTACAGCGAATTAAATTTGCGCGTTCCGGTTAAAACGGGGCGTTTAAAAAGTGCGCTTTACCAGTACCACAACGAAAAACAATCGGTTAACGGCGCGCAGGTGTACTCCATCGGCGTGAATAAGAAAAAAGCCCCTCATTGGCACTTTGCCGAGCTAGGCACGAAAAGAACACCCGCGAAACCTTTTATCGCGCCGACTTACGACGCGAAGATCGTCGAAGCGATGGACGCGGCACGTAAACGCCTGGGCGAGAAATTGGAAGATATAAAAAATGGTCGAAGCTAGTATTTACGCCGCGCTCTCGGGCTTGGTGGCGAGTCGAGTGTTCCCCGACGTGGCACCCGAGGGCACTCAAATGCCCTACATCACCTATCAACAGACAGGCGGGAAGCCCGTCAATTTTGTAGGTGCCGAGTTCTCAGATAAGAAAAACGCCCGTTTCATGGTGAAAGTTTGGGCGGCAACCCGCGCGGAAGCTTCGACACTAGCGCGGCAGGTCGAAAACATCATGGTCGCCGCGCCGCTCCTCGCGAAAATTGAATCGGGCGTCGTCGCCGATTATGACGAGACAACGAACGCCCGCGGAACGATTCAAGATTTTTCTTTGTGGTCTTAACAGCTTAACGATTTACGAAAGCCGCCTTTTTTGGGCGGCTTTTTTATTTGCCCTTTCGGGCGCAACAACTTGCCGCCTTCGGGCGGCTTTTTCATTCCTTGAAAGGAAATAAAAATGGCAGTTTCATTACCGAATGGCGTTGTGCTCGCAATCGCGACCGCATACGCTGGCAATCTCACAGTGACCGCAGCGTCGAACGCCGCCGAAGCGGTTTTAACAGTAACGAACACCCTCGCGAACGGTGATTATTTCGAGTTCGTTAGCGGTTGGTCTAGCGCGAATAATCGTGTGTTCCGCGCCAAATCAGTGACGGGCACAACCATCGTCGCCGAAGGTCTCGACACGACGAACGTCGTTTCGTTCCCGACAGGTTCGGGCACCGGAACAATCCGCAAAATCAACACTTGGACGCAAATCACTCAAATCATCGGTTGCACAAGTTCCGGTGGCGATCCGCAGTATCAAACTTTCTCGTTCTTGGAACAAAATTTTGATAGCCAAATCCCGACAACAACTAGCGCGCAATCCCTGGCGTTGGAAATTGCCGACGATCCGACTTTGGCGGGCTATCAAGCATTGAAAACGACCGCGCAATCTCGCGCGGTGACGGCTTTGCGCGCGTCAATGCCCGCGGGCGGCGTGATTTTGTACAACGGCATTTTTGCATTCGACGAAACGCCGTCGATGACAAAAGGCAATTTGATGTCGGTAAAAGCCGGTATCGCGTTGCAAGGTCGTCCGAACCGTTACGCGTCTTAATCCGAGCTAAGCGCTCAACCCTGGCACTGACTCGTCGGTGTCTTCCTTTCGCGGGAAGCACCGACGGGCACAGGCTTTTTTAACTATCTCGCGAAAGATAAATACCATGGCAAATCAAAAATTTAAATTCGGCGCACAACCGAAAGACTTCAAACGCACAATCACTTTGCACACGGTCGACGACAAAGCCCTCGACCTCGAAGTGACTTACCAATACCGCACCAAAAAAGAGTTTGCAGAACTCGCCGACGAAGGCATCAAGCGCGCGAAAGCCGATTTCGAAGCAAGCCGCGGCGACGATAACAGTTCTATCGAATCGATGTCTGATTCGTTTTGGTCTGAACTCTACGAGAAATCAGGCAAGAACAGCGCCGAGCACGTTTTGAAAATCGCGAAGGGTTGGGACATCGAAGACGACTTAAGCAAAGAAAACTTAATGCGTTTGGAAAACGAGTTCCCAGGCTCGCTGAAAGCAATTTCAAGCACCTACGCGAACGCGGTCGCCGAGGAACGCATAAAAAACTAGAAGCACTCGCGGAAAAGTTCTACACGAAAGACCCCACCGACGCAGAACTCGCCGAAGCGGGGTTAACGCGTGAAGATTTCGCGAGTGAGATTTTAGAAGTTTTTCCCGACAACGAAACAGCGTTTTCGGTTTTTTGTTCGCTCTCTACCCAATGGCGGACAGCGTTTCAAGGTTACATCGGACTCGATTACAACGTGTTATTCGCAAGGCTCGACCGCATGAAGCTAGACGCGGACGAGCGCAACGAACTCGAAAGCGATGTTTCGACACTAGAACGCGCAGCACTTCATTTTTTAAATAAGCCCGCCGACTAGCGGGCTTTTTCTTTATTCAAGGTTAACCATGTCCGATAAGTTAAGCGCAACGATTGAGGTTGGTCTCGACGGCTCGAAGGTGCAAGAAGGCGTCGCACCTATAGCGCGAACAATCGACAACTTATCGCAAGTAGCCAAAAGAGCGAATAAAGAAACCGCCGACAGCCTCGGCAACGTCGGCGAAGCGGGCGCCGCAGCGGCGACGAAGATCGACCGCGCAACAAACAACATGATCGGCTCCATTCAACGCACGACGGCGGCGATGGAATCGGGTTCGAAGTCGAGCGCAAAATATTTCGAAGTATTGGCACAACAGCGCGGCATCAATGCCGACGTACTCCGCCCGTACTTGGAACAATTGAAAGCCGTCGAAGGTGCGCAAAAAAGCGTCGGCATATCAGCAGCACAAACCGCCGCCGCGATGCGCAACGTTCCCGCGCAATTTACCGACATTGTGACGAGCATTCAGGGCGGGCAAAAACCCCTCACTGTATTTTTGCAACAAGGCGGACAGTTAAAAGATATGTTCGGCGGGGCAGGCAACGCCGCCCGCGCAATGGGTTCTTATCTCGTCGGCTTAATCAACCCGATTACCGCGGCGGGTGCAGCAGTCGCCGCGCTTGGGTACGCCTATTCGCAATCGAACGAACAATCGCAAGCATTCGCGAAGTCGATTATCTTAAGCGGCAACGCAGCGGGCACGACAACCGACCAACTTATGACCGCCGCGCAGCGAATTAGCGACGTGGGCATCGGCTCGCAATCACTCGCCGCGGAAGCGTTAAACGGCTTGGTATCGTCGGGCAAGGTCTCCATGTCGGTGTTAGACGATGCAGCGCGGGCAGCGATCAAAGGGCAACAACTTCTCGGGCTCGCGGTCGAGGACACCGTCAAGGCGTTTTCAGACTTAGGCAAAAGCCCGACAAAATCAATCGAAGCGCTCAACGAAAAATATCGATTCTTAACGCTCGAAATTTACGAGCAAATCAAAGCACTAGAAGACCAAGGCAAGAAGGCGGACGCCGCTCGCCTGGCGCAAGAGACTTACGCGAACGCGTTGGTGAACCAAGCGGGCAAAGTAAGCGAAACGCTCACCGATTGGGAACGCGGATGGATTCGCATCAAAACAGCGACATCGGACGCGCTCGACGCAGCAAAGCGAGTTTTCGACGATCCGACCGCCGACCAAAAAATCGCAAAGCTATTCAAGCAACGCGAGCAATTCGAGAAGCTTAAGAAAGACGCGGAAGCGAACGGCGACACGACCCTCTCCGCCCGTTATCAAGTCGAGCTCGACCAAAACGAGCGAATGATCCGCATTTTGCGCTCGAAAGTCGACGCGAGAAAAGAGGAAGCGAAAGCCCAGGAAGCCGCGAACAAGCAAGTTCAAGCGGGTATCGAGTGGGGCGGGGTGGTCGAAAAGAACTTAAGCAAAGAGGAAAAACTCCGTCGCGAAATCGCCAAGGTGCGCGCCGCGGGTATCGCCGCGGGGGTGGGCGAAAAAGAAATCGAAGAACAAATCGCGATCATTCGCAAGAGCGGCGTGGAAAAGGCACTGAAAGCCGCCGAGGATCAATCGCTCGCCTGGCAAGTTCGCAAAGCCGAATATAAAGCCATGGGTGACGCTGAAAAGCGGATAAACGAAGAACTCACCAAATCACACACGGCTTACGCCGACGCGGTGAAGAAAAACACAAAAGACATAATTACGGGCTTTACCGACCAATTACAAGCCGAAAACCGCTTGAAATCGTCGCTCGACGATTGGGCGCGTGGATACCAGGAAAGCGCGGAACTTGCAAAGCTCGAATTGTCTTTGCTTGGGCAGTCGTCGACCGAACGCGCGACGGCGCTTGCGCAATACAAAATCGAACTCGAATTGCAAAAGCAACTCGCAGCAATCGAAAACGAACGCGCATTGAACAAAATCTCTAGCGCGGGTGCAAATGAAGCGAAGCTAAAAGCGGAACAAATCGCCGCGGACGCAAAGAACCTCGCGGGCATCAAAGCGCAACAAGAGACCTGGACTAATTTTTATACCGATATTTACAACGGCTTAAGCGACTCGCTTTATCGCGGTTTCGAAGCGGGCAAAGGCTTTTTCGAAAGCTTTTGGGGCGGCATCAAAAATCTATTCAAAACGACCGTTTTAAAACTTGCAATTCAAGGTGTTTTGACTGGCGTTATTGGTGGCATCGCGGGCAACGCGAGCGCGGCGACGAACCCGCTAGGGCAAGCATTTAACGCAATCTCGACGGGCAAGTCGTTATGGGAAGGTTTCGCGGCGGCGGGCGCGGCATCGTCGGGCACTTTTACGTCGTTTGCAATGAGTTCGCTCGGGCAATCGCTCGGTCTAAGTTCCGCAACGACAGCGAGCGCATTAACCGCGGAAGCGGCGGCGCTGACGGGCAGCACGTTAGGCACGGCATCTTCGGGCACCGTGGCACTCACGGGCGCGGGTTCGACAGGTGCGTCGATTGCGGGCGCAATGCCCTACGTTGCCGCGGCGATTGCGGCTTTCCAGGGTATGAAGGCGATCAACGGCGAGTATCGGCTTAACGGGGTGTCGGCGGACGCTGGCGCGGCGATCTTCGGTATCGCCCCGCGGCTTTTCGGCATGAAAGAAAAAGAGTTCGGCGGGCAAACCGTAACGGGCACCCTCGGCACCGACAACCTAATGCGCAATCAACCGTGGACGCAGCAGGGCGGTTTGTTCCGCTCCGACCGCTCCGACGTGTGGTCGTACGGCTTGAAAGACTCCGTCGCAACGACCCGCGACGGCAAGTCGTACACCGACACCGCAAGCTTAACCAGCGATAAGGAACTTCTCAAGCTATTAAACGGCAGCTACGACGCGGTTAAAACCGCCGCCGCGGACTTCGCAAAATCCCTCGGATTGAACGCGGACGAAATCGCAAAGCGTAACGACTCGATAAATTTAACACTCGGCAAAACGCAAGAAGAAACCGAGAAAGCCCTCGCGGGGGTGTTTGGGGGAATTGCCGATTTAATCGCGGCGGATTTAATCCCGAATATCGCATCGCTACGAAAAGAAGGCGAGACATCGGCGGCGGCAATGGCTCGCCTAGCGACGGGGCTTGTCGGGGTTAATCAGACAATTTCCGCAATCGGTCTCGAAAAACTATCGACTAGCGTCGTCGGTGCGGGTGATGCACAACGCTTAATCGAATTGTCGGGCGGCTTTGATAAGTTCTTATCGGGCGCGTCGTTCTTCGCTGAAAACTTCTTGTCGGAAGCCGAGAAGATGAAGCCCGCCGTCGACATCGTCGCCGAAACAATGGCACGACTTGGCAAATCCACCGTCGACACCGTGCCCGAGTTTAAAAACTTGGTGCAATCGCTCGATTTGTCGACCGAGTCCGGTGCGAAAATGTATGCGGAACTTATCGCAATCGCGCCGCAATTTAAAGCGGTGACAGACTACACCGCGAGCCTAAACGGTGTTCTCGTCGAAACAGGAACAACGATCAAGCAAGCGGCGGACGTCGCTCGCGAACGCGCAAACCTCGAAGAACAATTAAACGCATTAACCGACACAGGTGCGCAAGCGCTTGCACGTCAACGCGAAGCCCTGGACGCATCGAATCGCGGCATTTTCGACCAAATCCAAGCGCTCACCATGCAACGCCAAGCCGAGGAAGCGGCAGCGCAAAGAGCGGCACAGGTGGCGCAAGAGCGCACGGCTTTGCAAGATCAATTTAACGCGCTTACCGAAACCGCCGCGCAATCCCTCGAACGTCAACGCGCAGCGCTTGACGAATCGAACCGCGGGATTTTCGACCAAATCCAAGCACTAAAAGAAAAGCAAGACGCCGAACAACAAATCGCGGCAATTCAAAAAGCGGCGAGCGACGAGCGTTTGGCTTTGACATCGCAACTAAACGAATTGACGATGACGAGCGAACAGCGATTGCAAGCGCAACGCTTCGCGCTCGAACAAACGAACGTCGCGATTTTCGACCAAATCCAGGCATTGACCGCGCAGAAAGCCGCCGAGGAAGCCGCAGCGCAACGGGCGGCACAAATCGCGCAAGAGCGCACCGGATTGCAAGACCAACTTAACGGATTGACCGACACCGCCGCGCAAGCCCTAAACCGCCAACGCGAAGCGCTAGACGAATCGAATCGCGGTATCTTCGACCAAATCCAAGCGCTCGGCGCACAGAAACAAGCCGAGGAAGCAGCGGCGCAAAAATCCGCCCAGGTGGCGCAACAACGTTCGGGCTTGCAAGAGCAACTTAACGCACTCACCGACACCGCCGCGCAATCACTCGAACGTCAACGCGCGGCGCTCGACGCTTCTAACGTGGCATTGTTCGACCAAATCCAAGCGCTATCGGCACAAAAAGCCGCCGAGGAAGCCGCGGCGCAACGTATTGCCCAGGTGTCACAAGAACGCGCAGCACTCCAAGCGCAACTAAACACATTGACCGACACCGCAGCGCAAGCTCTGAACCGCCAACGCGAAGCCCTGGACGAATCGAACCGCGGGATTTTCGACCAAATTCAAGCGCTCGGTGCGCAGAAACAAGCCGAGGAAGCAGCGGCGCAGAAATCCGCCCAGGTGGCACAAGAGCGCGCGAGCTTACAAGACCAACTTAACGCGCTCACCGACACCGCAGCGCAAGCCCTGAACCGCCAACGCGAAGCCCTGGACGCATCGAACCGCGGTATCTTCGACCAAGTGCAAGCCCTCGTCGCGCAGAAACAAGCCGAGGAAGCGGCAGCGCAACAAGCCGCGGCGGCAACGCAAAAGGCGACCCAAATCGCCCAAGAGCGAATCGCACTTCAAGACCAACTTAACGCATTGACCGACAGCGCGGCGCAAGCGCTCGCACGTCAACGCGAAGCCCTAGACGCATCGAATCAAGGTATTTTCGACCAAATCCAAGCGCTATCGGCTCAAAAGCAAGCCCAGGAAGCCGCAACGCAGAAAGCCGCGCAAGTAGCCCAGGAACGCGGCGCGTTGCAAGACCAACTTAACGCGATCACCGACACCGCGGCGCAATCCCTGAACCGTCAACGCGCAGCGCTCGACGCTTCTAACGTCGCGATATTCGACCAAATCCAGGCATTGACCGCGCAACGCCAAGCCGAGGAAGCCGCGACACAAAAGGCGGCGCAAATCGCCCAGGAACGCGGCACCCTTCAAGACCAACTTAACGCGCTCACCGACACCGCGGCGCAAGCGTTATCGCGCCAACGCGAAGCGCTCGACGCTTCTAATCGCGGGATATTCGACCAAGTGCAAGCGCTATCGGCACAGAAAGCCGCCGAGGAAGCCGCAGCACAGCGCGCCGCCCAGGTGTCGCAAGAGCGCGGCGCATTGCAAGACCAACTTAACGCACTCACCGACACCGCAACCCAAGCGCTCGCACGTCAACGCGAAGCCCTAGACGCATCGAATCAAGGCATTTTCGATCAAATCCAAGCACTAAGCGCGCAACGCCAAGCCGAGGAAGCCGCGGCACAAAGAGCGGCACAGGTGGCGCAAGAGCGCGTCGATTTGCAAGACCAACTCGCCGCATTGACAGGTGATTCCGCGCAAGCGCTCGCCCGTCAACGCGAAGCGCTCGACGCATCGAACCGCGGGATTTTCGACCAAATCCAAGCGCTATCGGCTCAAAAGCAAGCCCAAGAGCAAGCACTCGCCGCGCAGAAACAAGCGCAAGAGGAAGCCGCGCAACGGGCGGCGCAAATCGCCCAGGAACGGGCGGCGTTGCAAGACAGAATCAACGGACTGACCGACACCGCAGCGCAAGCGCTAGAACGCCAACGCGCAGCGCTCGACGCTTCTAACCAAGGGCTATTCGACCAAGTGCAAGCGCTCACCGCGCAGCGCCAAGCCGAGGAAGCCGCGACGCAAAAAGCCGCCCAGGTCGCGCAAGAACGTTTGTCTTTACAAGACCAACTTAACGGCATGACGGGCACCGCGACCGAAGCGCTTGCGCGTCAACGTGAAGCACTGGACGCATCGAATCGCGGTATCTTCGACCAAATCCAAGCGCTAAGCGCACAGCGCCAAGCCGAGGAAGCAGCAGCACAAAAAGCGGCACAGGTGGCACAAGAACGCGGCACCTTACAAGACCAACTTAACGGATTAACTGACACCGCAGCGCAAGCGCTCGCACGTCAACGCGACGCGCTCGACGCTTCTAACCGTGGGATATTCGACCAAATCCAAGCGCTATCGGCACAGAAACAAGCCGAGGACGCAGCAGCGCAACAAGCGGCACAAAAGGCGACCCAAATCGCGCAAGAGCGCACGGCTTTGCAAGATCAACTTAACGCACTCACCGACACCGCAGTCGACGCGCTCGCACGTCAACGCGCAGCACTGGACGCGTCGAATCAAGGCATTTTCGACCAAATCCAAGCGCTCGGTGCGCAGAAACAAGCCGAGGAAGCCGCCGCGCAGAAAGCCGCCCAAGTTGCGCAAGAACGCACGGGGTTGCAAGACAGACTTAACGGCTTGACGGATTCGTCGACGCAAGCACTAGAACGCCAACGCGCAGCACTTGACGAATCGAACCGCGGCATTTTCGACCAAATCCAGGCATTGACCGCACAGCGCCAAGCCGAGGAAGCGGCGGCGCAACGCACATCGCAAATCGCACAAGAGCGCACCGGATTGCAAGAGCAACTTAACGCGCTCACCGACACCGCGGCGCAAGCCCTCACCCGCCAACGTGAAGCGCTCGACGCATCGAATCAAGGCATTTTCGATCAAATACAAGCGATCAACGCGCAACGCCAAGCCGAAGCCGCAGCGGCGCAAAAAGCCGCCCAGGTGGCACAGGAACGCGCGGGGCTCCAAGACCAACTTAACGGCTTGACCGACTCGGCGGTGCAAGCGCTTGCCCGTCAACGCGCCGCACTCGACGAATCGAATCGTTCGATCTTCGACCAAATCGTCGCGATCCGCAACCAGCAACAAGCCGCCGAAGACGCGAAGCAAGCAACACAAGAAGCGCTCGGCGCGGTGCAAAAAGCGATTGACACAGAACGCACCCGCGTTTCGGTAATAAAGCAAGCCGCGCAAGAATCGGTGAACAGCATTAAAGGCGTGTTCGGGGTGTTGGGCGATCAAATCGATTCGATTTACAACTCGGTCGACAGCACCAAAGCTTTGCAAGCGATTGCGGGCAATGCGTTCTTAGACAACGCCCTCGCCAACGCAAAAGCGACGGGCTATCTACCCGAACAAAACCAACTCGCGAGCGCGATTGCAGCGGTGCGCAACGGCATCGCGTCGACAGAGTACACGACGCAATTCGAAGCCGACCGCGCCGCGCTAGTTATGGCGGGCAAGTTAAGCCAATTGCAGGAAATCGCGGTGCCGCAACTAAACGCCGCCGAACAAGCGCTCGCGGTCGCAAACCAGCAACTAGCAACACTCGACGCGCAAGAAGCACTTGCGAAGCAACAAGTCGACGCGATTAACGGCGTGAACAATAGCGTTTTGTCGGTGCAAACCGCATTAAACAACCTCGCCGCCGCAATCCAAGGTCGAACACCCGCAGCGTCGCCAAATCTCACCGCAACACCAGCGACGACAACATCTTTCGACGCGCCCGTGACGGCGACCTTGAATTTGCAAAACGCACGACTCGAATCGCTCGTCGAATCGCTCACCGCGGAAGTTCAACGCCTTCAAGAAATCGGCGCGATTGGCAACCAAAACACCCGCCGCATCGGCGACGCGGTTAACGGCAACTCCGACGCACCAATGCGCGTAACAGTCGAGGACTAAAAACGAATGAATATTATTTTACCGATTGAAATCACAAGCGCGATGATTGGGGCGGGCACGACCATCGCCGAACCAGCAGCGGGCGAAACGGCTTGGGTGTCGGCGGGTTCGTATGCTTTGGGTGACTTGCGCATTCGCACCACGACGCACCGCGTCTATGAGTGTGTGCAAGTACACACGGGGCGCGTCGCGTTACCCGAGAACGATCCGCTCTATTGGAAAGACAAAGCCCCGACGCAGCGTTTCGCGCCGTTCGATTATTACAAATCGACCGCAGCGAAAGCGACGGGCTCGCTGTCCTTCGTTTTGTCGCCTGGCTTTTTCAATTCCGCCGCGCTTTACGGGCTAACGGGTGACACTTTGACGGTGACACTCAAAGACGCACCAGGCGGCACGACGATTTATTCGAACACTTTCGATTTGACCGAACCGCCCGTCGGTTGGTACGAATATCTATTCTCGCCGCGCAAGGTGATCGACCGCGTGATTCTCAAAGATTTGCCGATTCGCCCGACCGCCGAGCTAACACTAACAATCACCGCGGGCGGCGGTGCCGACGTGGGTGTCGGCATGATTAACGTCGGCGATTACACCTCGCTTTTGGGCGAAGGCACTTGGGGCGGTGCGTTACCTGGTACGAGTGCCGAACCTTATTCGAACAGCTCGATAAAAACGAACACCGACGGCACGACGGAAATCGTCCGCCGAAACAACGGAACGAACATGCGCGCAGTTATCGCGATTCCCCGCGACCAAGCCGACCAAGCGCTTTTCAAATTGCAATCGGTTCTCGATGTTCCCGCAAGTTTTATCGCGTCCGACGCCGCGGGTTTCGCGGGGCTTAACGTGTTTGGGATTTGCTCGGCTTCGGTCGGGTACGACGGTTTTAATCATGCGAGCATAAATTTAAACGTTCGCGGCTTCATTTAAAGGAAATTTAAAAATGGCAGTTACAACACCCCCAAGCGTCGCAACGCTACCAGCGGCACCCGACCCGTCGAACCGCGCAACGTTTAACACCCTTGCATATAATTGGTCGAACGCGTTGCCGACTTTCCGCACCGAGCTTGTCGGGCTTGCCGCGAACGTGTACGGCAACGCGGTCGACGCCGCCGCGAGCGCTACGAGTGCAGCGGATCAAGTTGCACTAGCGGCAACCAGCGCCGATAACGCGTTAATAAGTGAAACGAACGCCGCCGCGAGCGCCGATAACGCGTTAATAAGTGAAACGAACGCCGCCGCGAGCGCGCTAACAGCAGTAAGCGCACCAGGCACTAGCGCAACAAGCACGACTAGCGTCGCGGTCGGTCTTGGGTCTAAGTCGCTGACCGTCGAAACCGGAAAAATGCTAACGGTGGGCGCATCGGTCAAGATTGCAAGCACCGCGACCCCGACGACTTGGATGCACGGGGACATCACCGCGTACAACAGTGGCACGGGTGCGCTAGTCGTCAACGTGACGACGATCAACGGGTCGGGCACGTTGGCGGCTTGGACTGTTTCGCTAAGTGCCCCCGCGGGCGTTTCGACATACCCAAAACAAGCAATTTCGGACAAAACAGCGGCTTACACTTTAGTCGCGGGCGATCACGCGACAACGATCCGCACCACGTCGGGTACTGGCGACATTACGCTTCTTGCGAGTGCAACGGCGGGCGTCGGCTTTATTTTCAACTACGTCAATGAAACGACAGTTGTTCGAAACGTAATTCGTGCTGGCACTGATACATTTCAAGGTGGCGAAAGTTCGATTGCGGTGCCGCCTGGCTCCTCTGTGACGATTACGTGCGCGACCGCATCGGCGTCGGGCAAATGGAAAATATTAAGCCGCTCCGCGACGGGCAGCGGCGGAAACTCCGTTGCGCTTAACCAGGGCGTCGCGTCGGGGTCTGGCTCGATTGCAATCGGCGGAAGCAGCACCGCGACCGCGTCGGCTCTTGGCGCTATCGCGATAGGCGCGGGCACCGCGAGCAATTCAAACGCGATTAGCATCGGCAACGGCACCGCGGGCGGGCTTAGTTCGGTCAATGTAGGTGGGCAAAGCGCATCGGCGGCAAACGCCGTCGCTATTGGGGTGGGTTCTAACGCTACGGGTATGGAATCGGTTGCGATTGGTAATAACACCGCAAACGCGCAACGGGCATTCGCAATCGGGTCTTATGCACTCGCGGACTTCGCGGGTAAATTTGCGCACGGTTCCTATTCCGCAAGGGGCGCGGGTAGTGGTTGGTCGCAATACGCTCGCACCGTTTTGTCGGCAAGTGCTACGGCAATCAATACAAACTACACACTAACATCGGACGGGAACGCGGTCGGGGCGTCGAACATTATTAACGTGCCTTTGTCTCGTTTGGTTACTTTCACAGCGACAGTGTCGGCGGGTCGGCTCGCGACTTTAGGAACCGAGTCGGCAGGGTGGGAAGTGAAAGGCGTAATTCGCCGCGGTAATACCGGAAACGTCGCGTTTGTTGGTACGCCAACGGTCACAAGTTTAGGCGGCACGGTGCCGACAGGTTGGACGCTCACCGCGACAGCAGACACGACAAACCAAGGGCTTGCGTTGGTTTTTAATATGGGCGCCACGGCAATGACAAACGTGTATGTAAGCGCGGCGGTGCATGCGTCCGAAGTCGCGATTTAATTTAACGATATAAAGGAAAAAAAATCATGGCAGATTACAACCAAACCGACGTCTCGGGCAAAAGCTGGCAGCGTTGCAACCAGGTACTAATTAGCAACCCGCGACACGGCGCGCCAATGGTGCGGCTAAGCGAAGAAGTTATCGTCGTCGCTGGCGACAAAGAGTTCGCCGAGTCTTTGCCCGGCATCCATTTCGAATTTGATCCAAACATCGTTATTCAAATGCGCAACCCCGAAACGGGCGAGGTGATCCCAGGGGCGACAATGACGGGCTTGCAAGTCTATGCGGCAATGTTCTCGCTTTATATTCAAAAAGCACAAGAGCGCGACGCACTAATCGCACCTTAAACCGCCGACGGGGATAACTAAACATGACACCAAAAGAGCGCCAAGAATTTATCGCCGACATCGCGCAAGCGCTCCGAGCGAACACCCCGTCGCTGTCCGAGGACGAAATGCAATGGGTAAAACTCGCAATTAAGCGCGAAGCGCAAAGCGTAAAGCTTCGCCAAGCGATCATCGAAAAAACATTATCGGCGCTCGTGCTCGTTGTTTTTGCCTGGGCGGGTTCGGTCTTGCTCGAATGGGCGAAAGCGCACGGTTTTAAACCTTGATACTTTCGCCGTCTTTGGATCCAAAAGAAAGACACTAAAAGGAACGCAAAATGCTACTTTCTATTTTATCCGCCCTCGGGGGCGGGCTTCTTCGTTTGTTGCCTGAAATTCTGAACTTGCTACACAAGAAAGAGGACAACACGCACGAACTAAAAATGCTCGACAAGCAATTTCAACTCGAACAGCTACGCAGCGACAACAAGGTGCGCGAAATCGAGGTGCAAGGCAATTTCGACCAGGTAATCGCCTTACTCGAAGCGCAAAAAACCGCGCTTCAAGGGCAAATGCAAAAGACGGGTGTTCGTATCGTCGACGCGTTAAATTTCCTCGTTCGTCCGGTCGTGACTTACGTTTTGCTCTCCCTTTATGTGTTGCACAAATTGGGCGGCGCGGTAATGCTTTACGCGACGGGCTCGTCGTTGTCGTCGGTGTTCGTGCAAATCTATTCACCCGACGATTTCGCTTTGCTCTCGGGCGTCTTGGCGTTTTGGTTCGTCGGTCGCGTTTTCGACAAAGTAAATAAATGAACACCCTCGACCAAGCGTTCGCCTTCGTCGCTAAGTTCGAAGGGTGCCGCCTTCGGGCGTATCAAGACATCGTCGGCGTTTGGACGATAGGGCACGGCGAAACGCTCGGCGTCGTGCCTGGCATGGTCTGGACGCAGGAACAAGCCGATAGCGCTTTGCGCCGTCGACTAATTTATTTTATGTCGGGGGTCTTGGCGCGTTGCCCTGGGCTTTCAGGAAATCGCCTAGTCGCTTGCGTGTCACTCGCCTATAACATCGGGCTTGGTGCGTTCGGGGCTTCGTCGGTTTGCCGACTCGCGAAGCGCGGCGAGTTCAACGCCGCGGCGGAAAAGTTTTTGCTTTGGAACAAGGCGGGCGGGCGGGCGGTTCGCGGCTTAACGATCCGCCGCACCGCCGAGCGCGACTTGTTTTTGATCCCCTAAATTTGCGGAAGATGCGGCGAAATAGGTTAAATTTGTGGGGCTTGCTTCTACTTGTGAAATTCCGCAAAAGTGTCTTAAGCCGTTGTTTTATATCACTTCCCGCCGTGGATTGTGATTCCTGTTGTCGTGGGTTCGAGCCCCATCGTCCACCCCAATATAATCAATGACTTAGCCCACTTTCGAGTGGGCTTTTTCATTTTTGCGGAAGATAAAAAGCACTTTTGCGGAAGATGATTTTATAAAATCGTTGTCTAATTAACTAACGACGCCACTTTTCGCTAATGCTTTGCGTATTCCTTCGCTTACATTTCCTTCACCAAGCTTTGCGGCAATCTCCAAGCTCTTTGCGTCAAGATACACGTTAACGCGCTTGCCTTCTTCCATTTGCTTTTGGAATCCGCGTTTATTTTTTTCCGATTTATTCATTTTCTTAATACCGCTTTTATTATTTTTAGGGATACGCCTAAGTCAATCATGTAGGACAGTGAAAACGAAACCGTCCCGCCTGTTTTATAGGCGATTCGGATTAACCGTTTCGCCTCTTTTTTATGATCTACCATCCTAACGAATCCGTCCAAGCATCAAAAGCATCATCACCCATGCGCGCATTCAATTCATCGTATGTCATTCTAAATGCGGCGTTTGCTTCTTGAGTGTTTTTTGCGCGTAATTCAATCAAAGCGGCTTGAAGTTGTTTTGTAGTGAATTTTTGCATTTTTTCATTCTCCGTTGTGTTTGTGAACCCGATGAATGAAGTATATACACACAAATAAAACAATGCAAGGTTTATTTGTGTGTATATGTATTTACTTCGTCGACGTTGTTTTTCGAACCGTGTTGCGGTCGTAGGTCTTACGGATCATGCGTTCGTCGACGTGCCCCGTCGCGTTAATTATGTTCGTTTCGCCAACACTTACGCGTTCGGTGACAGACATTGGGCGCATGTCCTTAAGCGCGAAACGCTCAAAAGTGAGGTTTTCGGCTTTCGCCCTGGCTTCGCAATATTTCATTAAGCGCGTCCAAATCGTGCCCCACCCCGAGCGCGAATACTCTTGCCCCTCCGTGTTGCCGAAAACAAACATGCTCGCCGTTCTTTGCAGCGACAACGCTTCGTCGACCGCCGTCCGCAACGCTGGCGACCATTGCACAAGCTTATATTTTTGCACCTGGGTCGCTCGCTTTTTCCCAATTGGTATTTTTAAACCCTCGGCGGTGATCGATGCGCGCGTCATACTTCGCATTTCGCTCGGGCGGCTTGTTGTTAAGTAAGCAACGTAAAAGCAAAGCCCTAAAACGTGGTATTGTCCGCCGCGCTTGCGGGCTTCGCTTAACGCGAGTTCTAGGTGCGCGTCTTCGACTAGCTTCGTCGACGCCGTTGTCGGGTTGTACCTAATATCACGACAAGGGTTTTGCTCTAGTTCGCCGCGCGTCCTTGCGTATTCCAGAATCGCCGAAAGTAGGGCGATTTCCTTGTTCGCCTTCGCGGGGGCGCCGTTGTCGGCTCTCGCTGCTAGATACCCGTAAACGTGTTTCGTTTTGATTTGCTCGGGCAACATCGCCCCGAACACTTTCACCAGGTTTTTTGCTTCGGGCTTATTACCTTCCAACGTCGACGCGGCTTTGCGCCGTCCGTCGTTCGGCTTAAGGTTCTTTTGCCATAAGAAATATCGATCTACCAGGGAGGCAACCGTGCCCGCTTCGACGGCGTTGCCGTTTAGCATATCGGCACGGCGAACCGCTTCGGCGCGCTTCTCGGCAATGTCTCGCGCATCACCAGCGCGGGCGGCGAGGGTGAAAGCCCGCGTGTTGTCGGGTAATTTATAGTAAAAGCTTACTTTAAATTTGCCGTCGATCCGATACAGGCGGAACGGCATCCCGTCGGGTGATTTGCGTCGTCCGTTCATTTTCTCAATGCTCCGAAGTTCGGTTCGATTTCAGCGGCTTTCGCCTGGCTTGCCCCTATTTCGCCCATCATGCGCCCGTCGTGGTAACGCGTCAACACCTGGGGGAAGCCCGTCGCCGAGACCGTAAACACCCAATTATTCTTAATTAGCCAACGGCGAATCGCCGCGCGTTGGTTCGGCTTGAGGTCGGTTAGTTCCGACAATTGTGCGGCGGTTAGGTACATTCTTCTAGCCCTCAATCTCGCGGTGTAAGGTTTTGTTGTGTGCGATGTTGCCGCGAACGATTTCGTTTGCCTCGTCCATGATGCAGCGAAATTGATGTTTAGACATACGCTCGCGACAAATATCAATGAACGCCCCTGGGATAGATTCGGGTTTCTCCGACTTTCTTTTCACCCTTAACGCGCTCATTTGCTGTTGTAGTTCGAATTTTTCCGCACCTAGCTTTTTACGAAGTCCTTTGTCGGCGGTAGACCCCATCAAATACTCGATGCTTAACATCCGCAACTTAAGCGAATCGCGTCTTTCTTCTATTGTTAAAACCTTCGTTGGGTCTTCGCCCCCGCCGAGTAAGTCGAACCCTTTGCGGCTTCCCTTTGTCGAGTGGTTGCCGCTTCGGGTCTGAAATTGTTCGCTATTCGATTGGCTCTTTAACATTTCAACCCCCTAACAATCCAAAAGCACAACAGCGCCAAGAAACACGACCCAACCCGAGTGCGGGGGTGCCGAACGCGAGCCCGACAAGCCCCGCGACGACCAAGCCCGCCGCGCAAAATGTTTTTACGTTGTCGCGTTTCATCACTTAGCCCCTTCGAGTTCGATTAGCAAATCGAGAAAATGCCGCGCCTTTTTCAAATCAGCGATCCCGTTTTTATCGCGCCAACGGGTGACGTATTTAATGACACTACCTTCGGCAAACGGCAAGCCGTTCGCGTGGATATACTCGACGGGTTGAATTTTTAGCTTTTTGTAATGGTCGCCGCCTTCTTGCACTTGCAAAGCCGATTGCGGTTCGCTCGATACAAGCCCCTCTTGCTCGATAATTTTGTAAGAAACTATGCGAGACCAAGGAATCATGCCCGCGGTGTCTGCCGTCATCTCCCCGTCTGTGTCTTCCACCACGACAAAGGTGTCGGGCGGCAGCGGGTTTTGTTGCCCGCGGAATCGAATAAAGCCGTCGCCGAGTTTGTCGCTCGGGTCGACAAAGCGGCGCGCTTGGGCTTCTAGCAACCAATCCGCCCGAACGCCAAGCGCGACAGGGTCGAGCGCTTCGGGCATGGTGGTAATTTCTTGCGCGTCTTGGTCGAGGATATTCGCCTTCCACATAGCGCATTGCGGGCAAACGGTCTCGAACGTTTCGTCGTGCGTTTCGCAATGTGTCGCCGCGCGTTTCGCTTTGTCTTCGGCGATGCACTCGTCGCAATCGTCGGTAAAATTTAAAGCGTGGTGAATGCAAAATCCCATACCGTCGCGAATAATGTGGTGGTGTCTCATTTATAGCCCTTTCGTTTCATAGCGTCGAGCAAGATTTGTTCGACTTCTTTTTTCGTTGTTACGCGCTCTAACACCAATTCGTCGACGGTGTCTTTCGCGAGAATGTTATAAATAAAAGTCGGGCGGTCGTGTCCGCTTTGCGCTTGGCGAGTCGCCCCGATTCGTTCGATAAATTGCAAGCGGTTCTCTAAATTCCAATCAAGCGCGAAGAACGCAAGAATGTTCGTTATGTCTTGCAAACCGTCGATCCCGTGCCCCATGCTGGCAGGGTGCGCAATCCCGAGCGGCACCTCGCCGCGCTTGAACTTCGCCAATCCCTCGGGCGTCGACAGATTGACGGCGCCCTTAAATCGCTTAAGCAGTCGCGCCGCGTCGCTTTTGAAGTTGTACGCGCACAAAACAGGCATTCCGCCCGCTTCTTCGATAATCGATTCGAGAACATCGAATTTCGCGTCGTGGATTTCTTCCCAATCCTTCGCACCTTCGCCGACATACGCCGCGCCGTTCGCGATTTGCAAACACTTTTGCGTTTTGGCGGCGGCGTTAAACGCTTCGACTTCATGCCCCGACAACTCCATAAACATTTTTCTTTCCATGTCGTTGTAAAGTTGTTTAGCTTTTGCGGGCAAATCGACAAACAGGTTTGTGACGACGGGCTCGTGCAAGTCGAACCAATCGCGGGCATCAATCGCGATAGTGATGTCGGCGAGGGCTTTTTGTATTTGATCCTGGGCATATTCGTTCGGCAAAATACCGAACCCATCGAACGAGGTGCGGAACCAACGGGATTTGAAAGCGTCGAAGCTTTTACCCAAGCGCGCACCTTTGTCGACAAACCAGTTTTGACCCCAAAGGGCTTGTAAGCCGCGAGCGCTTGGCGTTCCCGTTAAATTCACATAGCGCTTAATCTTTGTGTGCGCGACACTCGCGAACGCCTTTGCGCGCTTGGTGCCTTGCCGCAAGCGGAACCCTGAAAGCTTCGAAGCTTCGTCGACGATCACCGTTTCGAAGTTCCAACGCTCGCCCATGGTCTCGATTAGCCATGGCAAATTCTCGAAATTGGTCGTGTAAATATCGGCACGGGTGCGAAGGGCTTCGCGGCGTTGCTTCTCGTTCCCGACAATCGGCACGACGCGCAAGTGTGCGAGGTGGTTCCACTTTGCCGCTTCATCTTTCCAGGTGTCGCGAGCAACGCGCAACGGGGCGACGACTAGCACGGGGGCATCTTCGACGAGAAAAAGGGCGTCGAGCGCGTTAAGCGTCGACACGGTCTTGCCCGTACCCATTCCCGCCCATACGTTGCACCGTGGATTGTCGAGAATGTGGTTTGTTATTAGTTCGCCGTAAGGGCGGGCGACGAAATCACGCGGCATTTTGCAAACCCCTTTTTCGTTTAATCATCGCGACCAATAGGTCGGCGGCTTCGTTCGAGTCAAGCAGGCAAACCCAGGCACCTTGATTTCGCATTCGTTTGTGTTCGCGCTCTTGGTGCGCTTCGAGCGTTTTGCCCGTTGCTTTAAGTTCCACGAACACGACAAACCCATTCATTAAAACAATGCGGTCGGGTGCGCCGCGGCGTCCTATCCACTTGACCTTGCGCACCTCGCCGCCCGCGGCTTTCACCTGGGCGACTAAGTATTTTTCGATTAGCGATTCGCGCATCGTTACCAACCCCGCGCAAGTTGGTTCTTAGTGACGATGCTCTCGCAATCGATTTGCGCGGCGCGTTTCATAATCTCGCGCTCGCGGTTTTGCACGTAGTCGCGCAATTGGTACACCGATTCGAGTTCGCGCACCAGGGCGCGGCGTTCGCGGCGCAATTTGCGAGCGCGTAAATAGGCTTTTATTTGCTTAATCATTTTTAGTTTGCTCCGTGTTGTATTTGCAGATTGCCCAATACAAGGTCTCCCATGCGTCGTGCCCTTGGGGCGAATCGTTCCATTTAAAAAGGCTGACAAGTAAATCGCCCTCGGCGTTAAATAGGCGGACGGCATTCGCCGCGATCATCAACTCGCGGGCGAAGTCGTCTTCGTGCCCTGGGTAAATCGCGCGAACCGCTTCGACGTTCGCTTGATAGCACTTGGTTTTCTTAATCGTTTTTAGCGTGTAGCGTTTCATCGTTAATCCTTCTTATATCGATAAGTTTCAAAGCCCGCAGCGGCGAGCGGCATGCCCTCCGCCCAATGCGGAACGGCGGCAAGCAATTCGCTTAGTTCGTCGCTCGAATAGTCGGCGGTGTCGGGTGTTTCGGTTAAAAGTTCGTCATGTACTGATAAAACAATTTCATAGCCCTTGTTCTCGATTTCGGGCATGTTCGCCGCCATGACATCGCGGGCGACGGCTTGGCAAACGTTCTCGAATAACTTGCCGCCGTAGGTTTGCAAGCGGCTCCATTTGCGCGAATATTGATTGACACCCATATAGGTAATTTTCTCTTTTTCAATCGCTGGCGACGGGTAGCAAATCGCACGACCCGAAGGCAAACCGATTCGCAACCAATTGCCGTCGCGGCGCACTTTCAACACCCGACAAATAAATGTTTTGCCTGGGCAGTCGATAGCGGCACGAACCGACGAATCGAGTTCTTTCCATAGCGACGCGATATTCGGGTGCGCTTCTCGCCATGCCAACTTAAACGACTCGCAAGTCAACCAAGCGCGTTCGGATAAGCCCAAAGCGCGGTCGGGGTCGCGGTTTTGTTTGCGGTGCCATTCGAGCATGATGTTTGCTTGACCCCACACATTCGGCGGGATAGCGCGGGCGGCTTTGGCGGCGAGTTCGTCCAAGTCGATACCATAAGCCGCCGCGAAGGTGACAAACGCCCCGACGCCGCCCTCATAACCTAGCGCCAATTCCTGAACCTTGCCGATTTGCCGTTGGTCTTTGGTGACGTCTTCGGGTGCAACGCCGAACGACTTCGAATAGGCTAGTTTGTACAAATCCGCGCCGATTCCCGCGTCGTAATCCCGAAACGCTTTAAGCTTCCAGGTTTCGCCCGCGAGCCAAGCTTGCACACGTCCCTCGATGTTCGATAAATCGGCAATGCAAAGCTTCTTGTTCTCGGGGGCGACGATGCACCCGCGAATGGCGCTCGATGTTAATTGCATGACGTTGTCGACGACTAGGTCGGCGCAATCGGCTTTGAGCGCTTCGATCCCGAAGTCGATTTCGTCTTGGTGCAAAGTCGGTCTCGGTAAATTTTGCGGTTGAAATAAGCGACCCGCCCATCGTCCGGTGCGACTTGCTCCGCAAAATTGCAGCAATCCACGCAAGCGACCGTCGCGGCTTGTTGCACGTTGCAAAGTGCGATATTTACTCGTCGAACTCGTCGACGCTTGCAAACGCACCTTAAGCAATTCGCGCAAGCCCATCGGTAAATCGGGGTCTTCGATGCGGCGTTCGAGTGTTGCCATTTGCATGTCAGGCAACGCGACGCCGTACTCCTCCAGGATATGCGCGAGCATGGCGTCGCGTTGCGTCGCGCTTTGCACCTGTCCGTTTGTCATTTCGACGGTGTCTTTCGCGAGCCCGACTTGTGCGCGATCTACACCCCGCACGGCGGCGTCGGCGAGTTCGAGGTCGATTGCGACGCCTCGGTCGTTAATGCGTTGGTCGAGGTGCCACAAATCAAGCTCGAAACCCTTGTAATTCCAAAGCGGCATTTTCTTATGGATTTCGCGCATTGCTTCGATGTCTTGGCGTGCGTATTCGACGAGCTCCGCCCATTGCTTCGGGTGGGTTTCGCGGGTGGCGCGGCGGATTTTGCTTTTCTTTGGGCGGGGTTTGCAAAACAACTGGATAAGCGCTTTGCCCGCTTTGTCTTTCGCTTTGTCCGCAGGAATACCAAGCGCGACGCACAAGTCGCCAAGCGCACCAGGCAAGCCGTGGGCGAGGGCTTGAACCATCGTATCGCGCCAACGCTCGGGGCGAGTGACGCACGACGGCAACACTTGCGCCCCTAAGACGGTGCGGTCGAAGTGCGAATTTTGCGCCCATAGTTCGGGCGCTTTTATAAGCGCATCGTACAAACGCGGGGGTGTCTTGCCGGATTCGTCCGTGCAATCCCAAACCGCGGCGGGCTCGTCGTCAATCGCCCAAGCAAAAAGCAATATTTCGACATTTTCCGCGTAAGCGTGTACACCGTTTTTAATCGGCGTTTCGCTGTACGTTTCAAGATCGAGCCACAATTTTTGCATGTTGAAAACCTCGTTAAATTTGTAAAATAATCCGTTGCCTAAAATTCAGGGTTCCACTTAACGCAGCGCCCCCGCATGCCGATTTCGAGCCCCCATGATGTACACGCGGGCGGGGTCTCGATTTCGTTTTAAGCCTGTTTAGCGCGTGGATTAGTCGCACCGAGAAGTGCGCCGCCCCGCTTAAACTGTTAAGCCAAGTCGTCGGCGGTTGCGCCTTCTTCGAGGTCGTCGAAGTCGTCTTCGCTTGCCGATTGACCGCCCGCAAACGCATCGCCGTCGCGGTTGAATTGAACACCCGCGAGCGAAGCATTAACGCGCTTGCCGTAGTTGTTATCTTGTGCCCACAATTCGAACACCGCATTCACATAACAGCCCGCGTAAATAATGCCGTCCGACTCCGTGACGGGTGATTTGTCGCGGTTCAATACGGTAGGGCGAACCGCGTTGCGGGCGGATATGTAGAGCATGTTTTCAAATCCCGCGTATTGGGCTTTCAAATCGCCGTCGTGCAATGCGGTCTTATCCGCGGCGCGCATCGCTTTAAGTTGTACGTCGGCTTTTGCGCCCCATTTGTCCTTGGCGACTTGCTCGATTGCCGCGTTAATTTCTTTCACTTGCGGGTCGTTCGGGTCGATCAAGAACGAAGCCGAAAAAGCGGGCTTGCCTTCACCCGCGACCGTCGTCGTCGCTTCGAATAAATTTGGGAATGCTAAACGCACGTTTTGAATACGAATTTTCATTTTCTGATGTCCTAAAAAGTTGAGGTTGGGAACTACGGGCGGACGCGACCGCTTTGTCGATTGCGTCCATTTTTCTAAAAGTTGAGCCTTCTACCAGCGACGCCATGACAAGCGCGTCGCGGATATGTGGCGGGAATACGTCGGCAATTTCCTTACGCAAGATCATCACCGACGGCGTCGAACATTTCTTCGGTGGGTGTTATCACCAGGGCGGGGCGCTTGTCGCTAACGGGGGCAACACTTGGCGCACCTGTCTTGCGACTAATAACTTCTTGCGCTTTTTCCCATCGTGACGGCGACCCCTTCAAAACCTTTTCCGCCGTGGTCGGTGAAATCAGTTTTTTGTCGTACATTTCATCGATCTTTAAGCGGAACGATTTCAAAAGCTTTTCGGCTTCTTCTTCGTCGCTCCAAGCGCGAGCCCCTTGCTTGCCCGCTACTAGCTTGTAACCTGGTACGTCTTCGCCCTTAAGCAAAGCCGATTCGGCACGGGCTCGCACCGCTTTTACAAAACCCTCGATCAAATCCGCAGCGCCGAGCAAGTTCGCTAAAACCTTGTTGTCGAACGTGCGTTCGCTGGCGGCTTCGAGCGCGGGGCGAAGCGGTTGCGTTAAGTCGACAAAGTCGTCGGTGATGATTTCGACGACGTGCTTCGCAATCGCAGGGCAAGCGCCTTTCGCTTTGCAAAAGCGGCATTGCGACTCGCCGACCGTCAAGCTTTCGGCGATTAGCTCGGGCGACTCGATGCAAGCTTGCGCAAGCTTCGCCGCGGCTTGGGCTTTGGCGCCAAAAGCCAAGAGTTCGTCGACCGTGCAATTCCATTCGCTTACATGGTGTAAGCGCGGTTGGTGTACGACCATACAAATATTTTTGAAGTCGCCTAACCATCCGAACTCATGCAAGCACCCCAGGGCGTAAAGTTGCAATTGCTCGTTGAACTCGGCGTCGACGCGAACGCCTTTGCCATATTTCAAATCAATAATGGTGATCGTGTCGCCCGATAGAATGACGGCGTCGCTCGTTCCGAATTGGTCGGGGATGCCGACAAAGATCGAGAACTCGACACGTTGCTCGACCATGAGTTCGCCGCCCTGGGCGTACCCGTGAACGAGGTCGATGTAGTCTTGCACGTAGTCGACCATTTCGTCGGTTAGCTTCACCGAACGCGTTATGCCGTGGTCGTCAAAGGTGAACGTTTCACCCGTAGAGCGCTTCTTGCCCGATTCGAGAACGTAAGCGGCGAGGGCGTGGGCGGCGGTGCCTTCCTGGGCGAACTCGCTCCCTTTATCCTCGAATTTCGATTCGAGGGCGAGCGATCCCGCGCAAGACATCCAACGGTGCGCGCCGCTTGGGGAAAATTTAGCGTGTTGGCTCATGCTTGCACCAATTCGCCGTTTGTTACGCGATACCAGGTATCGGCGACAATGTTTTCGCCCTCAATACCAACCGCGACGCGCAGTTTTTCGTTATCGTCCAAGAAAGGAAGTGCAAAAACGCCGCCGACACCAACTTTCGCACGACCATTTATGCCCGCGACCATAGCGATCGTTTTTTCGCCTTTTGCTTCTGCCGTGCTGGAATAACCCGACGATGCTGCCGTGCTGTAATTACCCGACGATGCTGCCGTGCTGGAATAACCCGACGATGCTGCCGTGCTGGAATAACCCGACGATGCTGCCTTGCTGTAATTACCCGACGATGCTGCCGTGCTGGAATAACCCGACGATGCTGCCGTGCTGGATTCACCCGACGATGCTGCCGTGCTGGATTCACCCGACGATGCTGCCTTGCTGTAATTACCCGACGATGCTGCCGTGCTGGAATAACCCGACGATGCTGCCGTGCTGGAATAACCCGACGATGCTGCCGTGCTGGATTCACCCGACGATGCTGCCTTGCTGGAATAACCCGACGATGCTGCCTTGCTGTAATTACCCGACGATGCTGCCGTGCTGGAATAACCCGACGCGCTTTGCTCCGCGCCTTCGGTTTCTTTCAAGGTGGCTTTTACCGTGTCGTCCGTATAGCTCGCGATGTTTTCAGGTGAAACGACGAACGATTCAAAAACGCGGTTTGTCAACCAATTAGAATCGTCGTATCGATGCTCCGCACGAAGCGCGGTGTTAATTTCCGCGATGTCACCGCCTTGCGGGAAGTTTTTCAGAAACCACTGGAAGCCGTCGGCGCACGGGTTCCAACTTTTTAAAAGGTCTTTATCGAGTTTCATGTTTTCACCCGCCTTAAGCCGTGAACAATACCAACGCTTCGGCATATTGTTCGGGTTTTAAATCGGTGCCCTTCGCGACACCCAGGGAAGCAAGCGCGGCGATTGCTTTTTCGCGCCCGTTCGCTTGTTGGAAAGCGACAATCGCTTTTTTCAGTTCCTCGTATGTAACGACTTCGACCTTTGCTTCGACGGACTTCCCTGCGACGTCGGCTTGTGTTTCCGTTTTCGCGGTTAAATTAGTCTTATGGGCGGGTGCCGTTTCGCTTTTTGCCGTTTTCGTTTCGGTCTTGGCGACTTTCGTGTCGACGACGGTGTCGACGTGTGCCGTCAATGCCAGGGCGGCACGGTCGGTTGTGAAAAGGTTTTTCAAATAAGCCGCGAGTGATTCGACGGCGGCGGTGTTCTCTTTAATGGCTAGTTCTAAACTCATGTTTGCACCTGTTAAGTGTTAGGGGTTGAAAATTTCGTGGTTTTTACATTGGCGGCGATTTCTGCCAGGGCTTCGAGCGATATTTGCAAGTCGTCGATGTCCTTGTGGTTATGCTCCGCGAGCAAGTCGCGAATCTGTTTTGCGAAGATCAAATCGGCGGCGATTGACTCCGCGTTAAGCGCTTCGGCGTCGATGTATTCAAGCACTGGCGACAAGTCGCGCAATGTTTCCGAGTGACTTTCGAAACGTGCAAGCAATTCGATTTCGAGGTCGGTCGACGTTAATTTGTCGAGACCGTTGTCGACGTGGCGAATCAATTCGGCGTCGGACAATAAAGAGAGGTTTGTGTGTTGGTGGTTGCTCATGGCGTTACACTCCTTGGTTACGAGAGAGGAAACGCGCGGATGAACACCATTTGGTCTTTAGGTAATTACCGAAGCCGTCATCCACGTAGACGGCACCGCCGTAGTAGATGCCGCCGATACTCCATGTTATTTTTAGACGCGGTGCTAGTATTTGGTCGTGTAGATACATCGCCTTACCTCTCTGCTTTGTTTTATAAGGTTGTTTTTCTTGCTTAAAACAACTTTAGATCAAAATTCAGATGTTGTAAAGCCTTTTGGTTGTATAAATTCGTTTTAGTCGAAAAAAAACCGCCCGAAGGCGGTTTGTATGTTTTTGTAATGTGTGGTTTTCTGTTACTTTGCTTTCACATGCTTGTGCCACTCTTGAATCGACATTATGGTTTCGATTGCGTCTTGGACGTTCCTAACCCTTTCGATCTGGACTCCTAGCATGCTGGCTTCTGCGTCGTGGGTTTTTAAAATCCGCTCACCTAGCCTTAAGGTAATTCTAGATTCTGGTAAAGGCTCGTCCTCTATCGCGATGACGTAATACCCTCTATCGTCTTGTTTCCATGCCCTGTAGCTGGCGAGGTGGTACGCTTCTTGAAGTATGTAGTTTGGGTTCCACGATGTACAGATCACGAAAACAAAGTTAGCGTTTTCGAAGTCGGTGTCCCATTGCACCCCAGACGGGGTGCGGGTTTGCACATCAATGCTACACCCTTCAATATTGGCCGCCGCGAACTCCTTGATGCTATCAACTTTTACCGGCGATCTTCCAATGTCTTCTAAGCTATTGTTCACCGCTTTTAGCAAAGCGCGTTTGTGATCCTCTGAGATTTCATTGCTTTGCGTCTCGCTTTTTACATCTCTTACGTGAATTTTTGCCTCAACGGATTCTATGAGTTTTTCCCGTAAGGTTGAAACTGGGACGCCTAGAGCACCAGAAAGCGAGTGTAGATTTTCAACTGTTGGGCGATTACTTCCCGATTCCCACACTCCTATCGATGTTTGGGATACGCCGCAAAGGTCGCCCAGCATCTTTTGCGTCAACCCTTTATCAATGCGCAAAGCTTTGATATACGTGCCTAGTGGGTTTTCAATCATGTTGCCAGTGATCGCCATATATTCCTCGTTTAAAGATATTTACACGTTAGCGTCGGGGGTGACGCGGCTTTACATGTAAATACTAGTTAATGCTTGTGTTAGGTCGCATTATATTAGGTAATTATGAAAAGGCAATAAAACTCCTTCGGTAATAATTTATTGGTTTTAACGATTAATAGGTTGTACAATACTTTTTAAAGTTTTATTCGTTAGAAAGGAAAGTACAAAATGGAACAGACAATACTTAATCAAGAAACCCCAAATACAACAGGCATCGAAGACGCAATCGCGCTCGCGGGCACCCAGGACTTGTTATCCGAAGCCCTGGGCGTATCGCAGCAAGCCGTGAGCGGGTGGCTTAAGCAAGGTTGGACGCCCCTTGACCGTGCAATCGAAATCGAAGCGCAATTCGGCGTACCCCGCGCCCGCTTAGTTAGCCCGCGCATTCGTTCCGCGTTCGCTACGGTCGACCTATAAGGGGCTCGGCGTGATGACAGCGGACACCCCAATAATTCGACCGTTTGACGGTCGAGCGATCCCCGAATCGCTCAAAGCACAAAAACGTTGGGCACCTTGGCGGGCGGTACTCAATGAGAAAAAAGGGAAGTTCGACAAAATCCCTCATTCGCCGACTAATCCCGAGTTCGGTATCTCGACCGCCAAGCCCGAACGGTGGGGCACTTATGCCCAAGCGCTCAAAGCGTACAAAGCAAACCCGACCAAGTTCGCGGGCGTTGGGTACGTGATGACGAACCCCCATGGTGTCGTCGGTGTCGATCTTGATAACTGCGTCGCGGGCGGTGTTGTTGCGCCCTGGGCGCAAGACATTGTCGACAAGCTTGCGAGTTATACCGAGTTAAGCCCAAGCGGTCGGGGTTTGCGAATCCTGGCATCGGGCGAAATTCCCGACGATTGGAACAATCACGACATTGGCGTCGAAATCTACGCGGGCAACGAAGCGCGCTTCTTGACCGTAACAGGTGAACACCTCCCAGGAACACCGACGGACGTTTGCGCACCCGCCGCCGCGCTATTTGCCGAACTCTCGACGCAATACGCGAAAGAGCGCAAGAAGGCGGACGTTATCGACTTGAACATGCCCGACGTTCTCGACGATTTCATGTTGCCCGACTTGTCCGGTCTTGATTTGCCTTACCAGGTGAAAGACTTCTTAATCGAAGGTTTGCACAGTGGCGACCGCTCCCGCGCGGTGTTCGCTTCGGCGGTCGCGCTTTACTCGGCGGGTTTGCCCGACGACGAAGTGTTCTCGATCCTGGCGTCGAACGAGTACGTGATGGAAATTGCGCTCGATCATCGCCGCCAAGATCACGACCGCGCAATGTTATATGTATGGCGCGAAATGTGTTGCAAGGGGCGCGGTCGTGCACTCGAACTCGCTTCGCTTCGGGTGGACGAGTTCGACGACCTAGGCGGCGGGGTTCCCGATACCCCAGCGCCAAAAGCGACGGGCACAGTCGCCGACGATTTCGACGTGGTCGACACCCCACCAGGCGAATTAAAAAAGATTGCGCAAGCGGTTCGCTTCCAGGTGCAAAGCGCGTCGCAATTTCTCACCCGTCGAGCCCCGCAATGGATCATTAAAGGCGTGATGCCCCGCGCCGAGTTAATGGTCGTCTTCGGCGATTCGGGCTCGGGCAAATCTTTTTTCGTCTTCGATATGCTCGGGGCAATCGCTCGCGGCGACGAATGGCGCGGCAAGAAGGTCGCGAAGGGTCGGGCGGTCTACATCGCCGCCGAAGGTGCGGGCGGGTGCCGCAATCGCCTTAAGGCTTATTGCGAGTTTAACGGGGTCGCCCCGGACGCGCTCGACATCGGCATCATCGCGGAAGCTCCAAACCTTATGGAAAAGACCGACATTAAAGACCTGATACTCGCGCTTCGTGCGTTCGGCAAGGTCGACGTGATCGTGGTCGACACCTTTGCGCAAAGCTTCCAGGGCAACGAGAACAGCGGCGAGGACGTATCGCGAGCCCTTGCGCATTGCAAAGCGCTACACCGCGCGACGGGTGCGTTAATCGTGCTTATCAGTCACACGGGTAAGGATGCGAGTCGCGGTGTGCGGGGGTGGTCGGGTTTGCGTGGTGCAGCGGACGCACAAATAGAAGTTATTCGCAACGGTGACGAGCGGGCGGCGGTGATCGATAAGCAAAAAGACGGCAGCGGTGAAGGCGATCAATTCGGCTTTAAGTTGAACATTGTCGAAATCGGCGAGGACGAAGACGGCGAGACAATCACAAGTTGCGTGATCCAAGCGGGCGACAACAAAGCGGCGGCGCAAGTCGCCCAGGACAAGAAAGCGGGCGGCGAAGGGCTTAAGGGGAACCAGAAAGTCGCTCTCGAAGTGGTGACGGGCATTTGTGAAACAGCGGGCGAACCAGTCGAAGAAAGCACCCTACTAAACGCGATTGTCTTAAAACTTGCGCTAGTGAACCCCGACGCAAGCCCGAAGCACCGAAAACAACGCGCAAAAGAAGCGCTCGAAACCTTGGTGAAGTCGGAAATTTTAGCGTTCGAAAACGACAAATACTTTCCCGTTTCCCGTTTCCCGCCGAATCCCGTCGGGAATTAAACGGGAAAAACCCCTAATTTCGTTCCCGCCCGCTCGCTCTCTTTATAAGAGAGCGGGAAGCGGGAAAAGAGGGGCGGGATATTTGAGCGGACAATTAACTTTTATATATGGGTGATATTTTGGAAAATGCGAGCGGTGATAATTTGCAAGTTTTTGCAAAAAACGGGCAGGTGTGGAAATGCGTCGGTTCGGAACCCTACAAGCGGAAAGATGGAACCGAAACGACTTTGCGGGTTTGGGTGTCGGGGTGCGCGGTGTGTGGTTGCGAAATCAAAGTAAAAACACCAGGCAAGACAACCAGTGAAGAAGGGACACAAAGCTTCGCGCGAAAACACTGTGAAGCGCACAAGCTATCAAAAGTCGAATCGTCTTTGATTTGGCAACAAGCGATTAAAAAATCTCGGGACTTAAAGAAAGCAAAGGTGTAAAAAATGACGATACAAGCAAACGACAGCATTAACTTAGACCGGATTAAAGACCGCTTGCGCGAACGCGCGTTTTTCTACAAAGATCGAAACGAGGGTGGTTTTCCGCGTTCGGTCTCTTTTGCGAACGAGCGGGTGCAAACGAGCAACCGGAACACCGACACGTTCGTCGCGCAAGAAGTACCCGCGCATATCAAAACGCTTGATAAGTTGATCGACGGTATTTCGACATACTATCGACAAGTGTTGGTGATGGAGTACAGCGACAACCGCCCGCAAAAGTCGAAAGCCCAGGTACTAGGCATTACGCGCGAAGTGTACTCGGAACGTTTAAAGCACATGTACATTCAACTCGACTATGCGCTTTTCGGTAATCACCAGAGCGACGCCGAGGTGCGGGCGAGCGACTACCGCTTGGCGTATCGTCTTTGTGCGAGGTCTGAATGAGAAAGCCTAATCCTGCGTTAAAGGCGATTGATGAAAACGTCGCCGCCGCGGTCGCCGCTTTGCGTGGTCTAGCCGACCGGATAGAGCGGGGCGACGCGCGATTACACACGATAAGCCTGGGTGTCGAGCCCGAATACGAGACGATTCGATTCAACCCGATTAGCGAACCCCCCGGCGTAAGGCGTCAATACGTGGCTAGTTATGCGCGGACGCTGTCCCTTACCTACAGCGAAAGAACCCCGCCGACCGTCGAATATAGGCTAGAAGACTTTACGCAAGGATAGACACCGCGAGCCCCTCAAGATACAGTCGTGCTTTTATGTAAACTCTTGGGGGCGGTATGCTGAAACACCTTTTTGTCGTTGGTCTTGTTCTATCCTCGGGCGCGGCGTTCGCGCAAAAACAAATCGATTGCTCGAAGTTGTCGCCTGCCGAGTTGCGAATGGTCGAAGACCCGAAGAAATCATGCGGCAAAGCCAAGCCGAAGAAAGAACCCGAAGTCGATTGGGAAATGCAGAAAGCCTGGGCGGACGCAAAGAAAGTAATCATTAACACTTTCAAGCACCCGACCGAGGTGCAATTTCGAAACGTTAAAGGAACGTTCAAAAGTGGGGTTTTTTGCGGCGAGGCGAACGGGGCTCGGGCGTACAACGGAAACGAGGGTTTTAAAATCTTTTTCTACATGGCGGGGCAAAAGCCCGCCTTTAAGTTCGAAGATGACAAAGATTTTAATGCGTCGCAATTTGCAAAAGTTTGCACGGGCGAAGCGTTCGAGTTATTCCCTGTAAAAACATAACAATCATTCGATAGTAATTTGTGCCACAAAATAGGCTTTGCAAAGTTGTGCCACAAAAGATACCATCTTTTCGCTAGTGTTGAGTTTTGCGCACTAAACAAACACGAACCCCGCCGAGTGCGGGGTTTTTTCGTTTTAACGGTTGCCGAGTCTTGCACCTAATCGCACTTAACACGACAGCGCAACGAACGCGCAACCGTTAAAAACTACATGGCATTAACAACGATCAAAGCGCGAATCGGCGCAACAAGCGTTTCGCGCGTTAAAACGCTCGACACAAAAGCGGGTGCGACACCCCGCGAAAGCGGTCGCCCGTGGATGCGCAAGCGCGAATCGGTATTGCTTGCAACGAATTGCATGTGTGCAAATGGATGCGGGCGAGTAGCCGACGAAGTGGATCACGACACGCCGCTCGAACAGGGCGGTTCGAACGAGTTGTCGAACCTTCGCGGATTATGCAAGGAATGCCACGCAGAGAAGACGAAGCGCGAAGCTAAGGCGCGGCACGGGAAATTTTAGATCGTCGATCCTGGCGCGTTTTGGCAAGGCACAGGGCTATCGGCGACGGGGGCGGGGTAAAAGTACAGAGAACGGCGGGACTGGAAACCGACCGTTCCTCTCTCTTTT